CCTCTTTTTTTGTGTAAAATGGGTAGAGAGAAATCTATTCTATGGACAAAGAAAAACTAAAACTGATTGTCCGTAATCTTGAACTGTTGGTTGATTCTCTGAAAGCAGAAGTCTACTCTGATACGCAGAGTTATTTGACGTATCAGAAAGATCCGACACTACACGATTATGACGAAATCTTTGATGACGATGATGGGTATCCAGACTAATGGTTAGTAGAGCAAAAAAACTTGTAAAGCTGCTTGAGCGACTAATCAAGCAAGATCATCTCTATACTGACGATAAGATTCGTGAGATGAAAGCACAACTTCGTGAGTTAAAAGAGCAACTCTCAGAAATCGAAAAGAAAACATCGAAAGGATTTGGTAAATGAGCGTAAAATTGGTTAGTGTCACTCCTGATGCGGAACAGACAATGGCATATGTTGCCCGTGTGAGCAATCCTAATAATCAGGAAAATCCCAACTATGCTAAGTTGTTGGGTTATTGCATCAAGCACAATCACTGGTCTGTGTTTGAGCAGAGTTTCATGACTTTGGAGATTGAGACTACTCGTGGTCTCGCAGCTCAAATCCTCCGACACCGCTCATTTACATATCAAGAATTTTCGCAACGCTATGCTGATTCTTCCCTACTCGCGGAGACGATCCCAGTCCCTGAACTTCGTCGTCAAGACACCAAGAATCGCCAGAATTCTATTGACGACCTGGATCCAGAGTTTGTGGAACTGACTAACAAGCAGATTGAAACTTACTTTGCTCAAGGTATGAGTTTGTATCAGCACCTGCTTGATAACGGAGTCGCAAAAGAGTGTGCTCGTTTTGTGCTTCCTCTGGCAACTCCTACCAGACTTTATATGTCCGGTTCTTGTCGTTCATGGATTCATTATATCACTCTGAGGTCTGCTAACGGAACTCAAAAGGAACACATGGAGATTGCAGAGCAGTGTAAGACTATCTTTGCAGAGCAATTCCCCACAGTTGCAGAAGCACTGGAATGGGTCTAAATACAATATCTTGAATTTCTAACAATGGCAACATATCCCGTAGTGAATAAGAACACTGGTGAGCAAAAAGAAGTTGTGATGAGTATTCACGACTGGAATCAGTGGTTAGAAGATAATCCAGACTGGACTCGTGATTGGTCCGATCCATCCACTGCACCGATGGCTACCGATGTTGGTGAATGGAGAGATAGACTCGTCGCAAAGAATCCTGGATGGAACGATGTGCTTGGAAAAGCAGCACAAATGCCTGGTTCTAAAGTTAAAAAAATCTAATGGCAAGAAGAAAAAGAGCATCTGCAGAGCAACCTATCGGGGTTGGACTCACGACAAAGCAGATGAAGAGAAAGAAACCTCTGAGTTCTGAGTACTTGGTGGAAATTGATCCACTTACTGATAATCAAAAAACTCTTTTTGATTCATACCGAGAAGGAAAGCACTTGATTGCTTATGGTTGTGCAGGTACAGGAAAGACGTTTATTACCCTCTACAATGCACTTCGTGATGTGTTGGATGAAAGAACACCTTATGAGCGTATCTACCTTGTACGTTCGCTTGTAGCGACCAGAGAGATTGGTTTTCTCCCTGGATCCCATGAAGATAAGGCAGACATCTACCAAATCCCATATAAGAATATGGTGAAGTATATGTTCCAAATGCCTTCTGATGCTGACTTTGAGATGCTCTATGGAAATCTCAAATCACAAGAGACTATCAAGTTCTGGTCTACTTCATTCCTCCGTGGAACCACTCTTGATAATGCAATCGTGATTGTTGACGAATTCCAGAATCTTAACTTCCACGAACTTGACAGTATTATCACCCGTGTTGGTGAAAATACCAAAATTTGTTTCTGTGGTGATGCTGTTCAGTCAGACTTACAGAAGACAAATGAGCGTAATGGTATCGTAGACTTTATGAATATATTGCGTAAAATGCCATCGTTTGATATAATTGAGTTTGGTGTAAATGACATCGTTCGCTCTGGACTTGTCAAAGAGTATATTCTAGCAAAAATGGATTCTGGGTTTTAATATGTTTTTTCCTGTAACATGTGTGGATGATTTTTATGATGATGTTGACAACGTTAGGGATTTTGCTCTCTCGTTAAAATACTCAAAAAATTTTAATGATAATTTTCCAGGAGAAAGAACTGAGTGTTTATCTACCATAGATAAAACTTTTTTTGATTATTTTTGCACTAAACTTTTTTCTTTATTTTTTGATCTTAATCAAACTGAGATTAATTGGGAATTAAATACACATTTTCAAAAGACATATCAATATGATTCACCTGAAAAATATTTTTTAGATGTAAACTCTGGATGGTGTCATTTAGATATACGATGCATATTGGGAGGAGTAATTTATTTAAATCAAAATCCTAACCCAGATGCAGGTACTATCATTTGCAAATTAAACAATAATAATTATAAACCTTTTGAAAATACAGAATGGGTAAGTGCCAGAAACAATTTTTATAATAAAAAATCAAATGATATTGAAAAATACGTAAACGTAAAGAGAAATCATCATAAAAATTTTGATACAACTTTGGAGTTTAAAAATGAGTATAACAGAATGATCTGTTATGATTCAGATTACTGGCATAGAGAATCTCAATTTTCAATGCCAGATGAAGATTTTAGATTAACTCAAGTTTTTTTTATTACAGAAATGCAGTGCAAAAACCCGACTCTTCCACCCTATTTGAGATCTAAAAAATATGTCATTTAATCATGTTGGTGTTAGTCTCCCTACCCTTGAGAGGGAGACTATTGATGGTGTAAGGTATTACAAAGTACCTGATGACGAAGAACTCCTCCGACTGGTCTCCATCACTTCGGTGACCAGTCATTTTAATAAGGAGATTTTCGTCAACTGGAGAAAGAAAGTTGGTAATGAAGAAGCAGACCGTATCACGAAAGCAGCAACTAGTCGTGGTACAGACATGCACACACTGGTAGAACATCACCTTAAAAACGAGGATCTACCAAAAGTCCAACCGATTTCTGATTTTCTCTTCAAGATTGCAAAATCAGACCTCAATCGTATAAATAATATATACGCACTTGAAGGTTCCCTATATAGTAAGCAACTAGGCATTGCTGGAACCGTTGATTGTATTGCTGAATATGATGACGAACTAGCAATAATCGACTTTAAGACTTCTAAAAAACCAAAACCACGCGAGTGGATCGACCACTATTTTGTACAGTGCATGGCATATGGTTGTATGCTGTACGAACTGACAGGAATTTCTGTCAAAAAACTTGTAATCATCATGGCTTGTGAAAATGGAGAATGCGTCGTCTATGAAGAACGAGACAAAACAAAGTACATCAAACTTCTCACCCAGTATATTGGAAAGTTTGTTAGAGATAAACTGGAACTCTATGGAACAGAATAAAGAACTAGAACAGGCTATCGAAAGCAAATTTTTAACTCCTTCTAAGTTTGCTTTGGAGATTGAAAAGATTGTAATTGAGGAAAACTTTAATTACATCGATGCTATCTGTCACTATTGCGAAATCAATAGTCTTGAAGTAGAATCGGTGACGAAACTGATTTCTAAACCACTGAAAGAAAAGTTGAAATGGGATGCTACCCGACTCAACTTTATGAAAAAAACTTCGAGAGCAAAGCTTCCTCTATGACCGTGACGCCCTTTGAAACCTATCAACATTATTTGTCACTAAAAAATCACTTCACAAATCCAAAATACGACTTCTTCAAGTACGGTGCAAAGACTCGCGCCAGTGTTACTTCTTTCAATAAACGAAAGGACAAATACTGGTTCGAAAAGACTTCACGCAAGTATTCTGATAAAGAAGTCGTAGATTTTTTAGTATCTAATTTTACTGCCACTGATAACCCGCAAAACCTATGGATTGGAGAAATTATCAATTCTGGCGAAAGAAATTACGCCGACTGGATGAAACGCCAACAGAGTTTGACGTACTTATTCAAAGAGCAAAGCAACGAATTGTTATCGGAGAACGAGTTAGAGACTTTGTTCAACTGTACCAAGGGTCATCCTCTAATACTCAAAAAGTTTCTAAGCGGGAGCGTATCGCTAGAAACCTTAACAATCTTCGACAAGGTATTCCATTTCTCAAAAAACTTTGATAAGAAGTTAGATGACCCAGTGTGGGAATCCGTAAGTTTGAAATTGAAGAAGTATTCTCCGTTTCTAAATATTGATATGTTCCAATACAAAAAAATCTTACGGTCTATTATTCATGAGTGACTTTTTCAAATCTGATATTATCCAAGACGAACTAACTGAGATTAATAATCTTCAGGAAGAGATATACGGAAGTATTCTCACGTTCGGTACAATGTCTAATGAGACCAAAAGGGAACATGTTGAGATGTTACAGACCTTGCTAGAAAAGCAAAGGATCATGTATACTAGATTGTCCCTTTCAGACGACCCACAAGCGGTCGAAATGAAAGAGAACCTTCGCAAATCGGTGTCGCTGATGGGTTTCCCACCAGACACTGATATGCAAGTTTTATTCGACAGTATGAAAGAAACAATTGAATCCCTCAAAGACTATCTTGACGACTGAGGGCATCCTTGCTATACTATCCGAGTAAATCCC